TCAATCACATTATTTAAATAATGCTATACGAAAATATGGTGTTGATGATTTTGTGGTTGAATTAATTGAATATTGTGAAACTGAAAAAGCAGATGAAAAAGAAATATATTACATTAAAGAATATAATAGCTTATATCCAAATGGTTATAATTTAAAAAATGGTGGCACTAACTTTTCACATAGTGAAGAAAGTCGTAAACGTGTATCTAATGGTGTTATAAATTATTTTAAAGATAAAAAATATGATAGATTTAAAAATATAAAATATATTGACGACAACTATGAAAAGTATATCAGACCATTAAATAAATATAATAAACAATATGGTTGGTATGTTTATATTGAAAAATGTAAGGCAGATTTTGGAGGTATTCATATTTCATTAGAACAAAGTAAACAAAATGCTATAGAATTTATTGATAGTTTAAAGAAACATTTAGCAACACAATCAAATTGCCGGGAACTCCCTTAGAGCCTTCACTACCACTCACATTTAGAAATACTTGTGAGGAACACGATTAATAGTCGTATCCAAAGGTAAAAAAGTGAAGGATTGGGTAATCCGCAGCCAAGTCCCTAACCTCGTTATGGTAAAGAGTATGGGAAAGGTTCAACGACTAGACGGTTGTGGGTCTTAAATGATGGTCTAACCAACCTGATAAGGCATAAGGTATAGTCTATTCCTTACGAGAAATCGTAAGGTATTTCCTAAATAAGGAGATGAATTTGCACATGCCACAAGATGTGGAATCTGAAGCTGAATTATTAAATTTGGCTGCTGTTCCATATCAAATAATAAGTCCAGGTAATAATACATCTATAATTGGTATTTTTCAAGATTCTATGTTAGGAAGTTATAGATTTACAAGACCAAATATTCAATTTAGTGTAAAAGATGCAATGAATTTATTAATGACTTTTAATAAGGTAAATATAGAATTATTAAATAAAGAAAATAAAGATGACAAAATTAGTAATTTTGAAATATTAAGTCAAATATTACCTCCTTTAAGTATTAAAATGAAAAATAAACAATATGATGGAGAAAAAGAAAATCCTAGTGAATCTAATAATATTATTGAAATTAAAAATGGAACATATATTAGAGGACAAATTGATAAAGGTATTTTAGGTTCTGGAACAAAAGGATTAATACATAGAATATGTAATGATTTTGGTAATATGGCTTCTGCTGATTTTATTGATGATTTACAAAACATTATTACTGATTATATGAAACAAAGTGCTTTTAGTGTTGGAATTAGTGATTTAATTGCTAATAAACAAACTTATGAAAATATTGGAATTATTATTGAAAATAAGAAAAAAGAAACTATGGATTTAATAGACCAAGTTCAAATTGGAATTTTTGAAAATAGTTCTGGAAAAACTAATTATGAAGAATTTGAAACACAAGTTAATAATATTTTAAGTCGTGCTCAATCTGAAGCTGGAAGAACTGCTATTAAAAGTTTAGACAAAGATAATAGATTTTTAATTATGTTTAATGCAGGTTCTAAAGGTTCTGAAATTAATATTCAACAAATGATTTCTTGTTTAGGGCAACAAAGTGTTGATGGAAAACGAATTCCTTATGGTTTTGAAAATAGGACTTTACCACATTTTACTAAATATGATGACTCACCTAGTGCTCGTGGATTTGTTGAAAGTTCATTTATTAATGGATTAAATCCACAAGAATTATTCTTTCACGCTATGGGTGGTCGTATTGGTCTTATTGATACTGCTGTTAAATCAGTAACTTGGGAAACACCTATTATTATTTATGAAAATAATCGTCCCATATACACTGAAATTGGAAAATGGATTGATAATAAATTAAGTGAATCTAAAAGAGAAGAAATTAAATATTATCAAGAAAGAAATATGGAACTTCTTAATACAAATAATATTTATATTCCTACTACAGATGAAAACGGAAATATTAGTTGGGGAGAAATTAGTGCAATTACTAGACACGATCCAGGAAATGAACTATATGAAATTAAAACATTAGGAGGACGCAGTGTTATTGTTACCGAAAGTAAATCTTTATTAATTTGGAATAATGAAACAAAAAAATTAATAGAAACTAATACACCTGAAATTAAAATTGGAGATAAATTACCTGTTACTTGTTCTTTATGTGAACCTTCATTTGTTATGACACATTTATCATTAAAAGATTATTTACCTAATTTTATTCTAGAAAAATTAGAAATTCCAGAAAAATTTGAATTAAATGAAGAAAATGGAATATTTTTAGGTTTATATATTGCTAAAGGTAATATAAATAATAATAGTATATGTATTACAAATAATGATGAAAATATAATACAATTTGTCAAAAATTGGTTTTCTAAATTTAATATCAATTGGAAAGAAACAACTAGAATAAATAAAATTGGTACTTCAACTACTATAATTGGTTTTAATATTATATTAGCAGAATTATTAAGAAAAATTATTGGTGAAGGTTCTAGTAATAAACATTTACCAATAGAAAGTTTTGTAAGCAATGAAAAATTTATAATAGGTTTATTAAATGGATACTTTTCAGGTCATGGAACAATTAATAAAAATTTAATAAAATGCATTTCTTCTTCAAAAAGATTAATTGAAGATATTTCATTATTGTGTTCTAGATTAAATATATTTGGAAAAGTATTTAAAACGCAATTAAAGAAAAATAATTTAAATATACAAAATATTAAACATTTATATAGATTTACTATTAGGTCTCAATGGGGTAAATTATTTAGTGAAAAAATTAATTTAATTCATACAATTAAAAATAATAAAATGAAAAATATTAATTGGAATAATAAAGATATGAAATTTCAATGTTATAATGATATTGTATTAGACCCTATTACTGAAATTAATATTGTCTCTACATTAAATCATCCAAAAGTATATGACTTAACTATTCCATCTACACTAAATTTTGGACTTGCAAATGGATTACAAGTTCGTGATACTTCATCAACAGGATATATTCAAAGACGATTAATCAAGGGTTTAGAAGACCTTATGGTAAATTATGATATGACTATTCGTAATAACAAAAATGTTATTATTCAGTTTAATTATGGAGAAGACAATATTGATACTATTAAAATTGAAAATCAAAATTTACATCTTGTAGAAATGAGTATTCAAGATATATATTCACATTTAAATATTATTGATGATAAATTAACAACAAAAGCTATTAATAATATATTTATAAAATCTGTTGTTCCTAAAATTAAAAAACAAACTCAAGATTATAATAATAAAGCTAAATATTATACTGATTATTTAATTCAAAAAAGAGATGAAATTATTAAAAATATATTTAACTTTAAATCTAATAGCGTTGTTTCTTGTCCTGTTGCTTTTAGTTATATTATTGAAAATGTTATGGGACAACAAAATATTAATAGAAACTCTATTGTAGATTTAACATTATTAGAAGCATTAGAAATGATTGAATATACTTATTCTAAATTAGAAACTATATATTATGCTTCACCTAGTGAATTATTTAAAGTTCTATATTACTTTTATTTAAGTCCTAAAGATTTGTTGATTAATAAAAGATTTAATAAAACTGCTTTATTGGTTTTATTAGAAACAATATTATTAGATTATAAAAGAGCTATTGTTTCTCCTGGAGAAATGGTTGGAATGATTGCTGCACAATCTATTGGAGAACCTACTACTCAATTGACACTAAACACTTTTCACTTAGCAGGTGTAGCATCTAAATCTAATGTAACTCGTGGTGTGCCTCGTATTGAAGAAATATTAAGTTTAACAGAAAATATTAAAAACCCTTCTTTAACAATTTACTTAAAACCTGAAGACCAAACTAATAAAGATAAAGCTAATGCAATACAATATATGATAGAACATACTAAATTAAAAGAAGTTGTTAAAAGTTGTGAAATTTGTTTTGACCCAGATGATATGAATACATTAATAGAAGAAGATAAATTAACTATGACACAATATAAAGAATTTGAAAATTTAATAGAAGAATGTTTAAATCAAGAAATTAATACTGAACAAAATGAAAAATCTAAATGGATTTTACGAATGGAAATGAATGCTGAAGTTATGTTAGAAAAAAATATTACAATGGATGATATTAACTTTACATTACATAATGTTTATAATGATGAAATTAGTTGTGTATATTCTGATTTAAATTCTGATAAATTAATTTTTAGAATTAGAATGATTAATCTTATTAAAAATGCTAATAATAAAAAGAAAACAAAAAATATGCCTAATCCTTTAGACCAATTAGACCAAATTTATATACTTAAAAATTTCCAAGAACAATTATTAAATAATATTGTTTTACGAGGAATTAAAAATATTAATAAAGTTATTGTAAGAAAAATTAAAGATAATTTGATTGAAAAATCTGGAACTTATAAAAAAGAAGATATATGGGTTCTTGATACTATTGGGTCTAATTTATTAGATGTTTTGGGTCTTGATTATATTGATACTACACGCACAATTAGCAATGATATTTCTGAAATATATAATGTTTTAGGAATGGAAGCTGCACGACAAACTATATATAATGAATTTGTTGAAGTGATTGAATTTGATGGAGGTTATATTAATCATCATCATATATCTTTATTGTGTGATAGAATGACATATAGTAATAAAATGGTTTCTATATTTAGACACGGAATTAACAATGATAATATTGGACCAATTGCTAAAGCATCATTTGAAGAAACACCAGAACAATTCTTAAAAGCTGCTAGACATGGAGAATTAGATATGATGAGAGGAATTTCTGCTAATGTAATGGTCGGTCAAGAAGGATATTATGGAACTAGTGCTTTCCAAGTTTTGTTAGATATTGAAACTATGATTAAATTTGAAGAAAAAACGCAATATGAATATGTTGATAATAATAAAATTATTGAGGATTCATTATATAAACAACAATTGGAAATTTCTAATGATAATTCTTCTTGTAGTTCTAAAAATTTAACTATTCACGACAATGTTGATAATATTATTGTTAATAATGAAATTAATTGTGTTAATGATTATAACCCTTTTGAATAAATAAACTAAACAAATTTTATATATAGTTTATGTAATTTATGTAATTTAGTAAAATGATTTAAATATTATATAATTTAATTAAATATATAATATTTTTTATTTGAAATTAAAATTACAATTTATTTATAATATTTTATAATATTTAATGATTACTTTTTTTTATATTATACAAAGATTAATTGAAAATAATAAAAATAATAAACTAATTAATTATAATTTATCCTTTTTAGATATAATAATTGAATTTAATATTGATAATAATAATTATTATTATTATACTTTTCCTTATTTTAAAAATTTAATTATTATTATGTTATATTATAAAAATTACAGAAATCATAGAAATATTAATAATCAACAAAGTCAATATAATAGTAATGAAGATGAAACTAAAGAAAATAATGAAACTAATGAAACTAATGA